TGTCAGAGCGTCGCGTCGAGACGGCGACCGTTGAGAAGCGGATGGAGCGTGCCGCTCTGCCGCCCGTGAGGAGAAGCGGAAAATGACCGTCACGATCACCTACGGCTCGCCGGAGTATCCCCAGAGCGGCGTGACGCCGTATCGGAGCCTCATCCGGCACACGGCTCCGGCCGTCCACCCCGTCACCCTGGCGGAAGCCAAGGTGCAGTGCCGCGTCGATGTGTCGGACGACGATGCCTACATCAGTTCGCTGATCGGCATGGCGACGGAGTACGTTGAGAACGTGCTCGACATCAGCCTCATCTCGCAGACCCTTGAGGCCCGCTACGACTGCTTTCCGCTGTGGGAGATCATCCTCCCCCGCCCGCCGATGGCGAGCGGGGTCGTCACGGTGATTTACCGTGACGAAGCCGGTCAGATGCAGACGATCACGTCTGCGGCTTCGGCGTTTCAGGTTGACCACTACGCCACCCCCGGCCGCATCTACCCAAACTATGAGGGCGTCTGGCCGGCGGTTCGAGGTGACGAGAACAGCGTCATCGTCCGCTGGCCTGCGGGCTATGGCGCGAGTGGCTCCAGTTGCCCGAGCACCGTGAAGGGGCTGATTTTGCTCCTCGTGGCCCACTGGTACGAGATGCGACAGCCGGTCGTGGCTGGCTTCAGCCAGGTGCTGCCGGTGCCGCTGACGTTCAACACGCTGCTGGCTGCCAGCGGCTGGGGTGGATACCGATGAGCGTCCAGGCCACCGTCCAGGCTGTCGTTCGCGCCCGGTCTGTGGCCTCGTCGGGTCTGGCCCAAGAGATGATGGACAACATCGTCTCCTTTGCCTTCGACGTCGGCGACTGCACGAAGGTGTGGAGCGACCGGAGGACGTTCGCAAGCGGCATGGACGAGGTGGACTTCGCGGCCGTCGGCCTCGGCACGGTGAAACTCCTGTGCCTCAAGAACCTCTCCACGACGAATCAGATCGCCATGTCGGCCGGCTGGACGGGCAGCCAGTTCAGCCTCTTCCGGCAGGACGCTACGTCGTGGAACTTCTCGCCGATCATCAACCTCGGCGCCCTGACGCTTCGCGGCTACCCGATCCGCGAGGGCGGGGCGATGCTGCTGTCCTGCCCGAACAGCGGTGGCTTCTCGACGACGGGTGGCGGCAGCGTCCTCCGCATCGGCGGGACGACGGGGCAAGAGTACGAAATCTACGTCATGGGAACCTGACCGATGGCTCTTAACGCCCAGATCACCCTCTCCATCCTGGCCCACGAGACGTCGTCCGGCGACCTGTCGCGGACGCTGCGGGCCACGCCGGCCAACTACGCCCTGTCGCTCGGAGACGGCACGGGGGCGAACCAAGCCCAGGTCGTGTGGAGCGACTCGCGGACGGTCTCCGGCCCCAGCGAGACGCTGACCTTGTCGAGCCTGACTGACACACGCGACGGTGCGTCAGTCTCCGTCGCCCTGACGGCGGTCAAGGTGGCCTACATCCGCAACGCCCATGCGACGACCGCTCTGACGGTGGCGGGCGGCCCGTTCGGCAGCGGCTACACGCTGCCGGCCGGCGCGGCGGCCGTCCACGCCGATCCGTCGGCCGGCGGGCTGGCGGCGACGGCGGTGACCGTCACCGGCGCAGCCTACGACATCGTCCTCATCGGCGAAGGCACGGTCACATGATCATCGGCCAGATGCGGGAGCGGGTGGCGATCAAGTCGCAGACCGAGGTCCGCAGCCCCTCCGGCGAGACGACCCTGTCGTGGAGCACGACCGTCGCCACCGTCTGGGCGAGCGTCACGGGGCTGTCGAGCCGCGACATCCTCCAGGCCCAGCAGGCCAACGTCATCGCCACGCATCGCATCCGCATCCGCTATCGGCCCGACGTCACGCATACCAACCGGCTGGAGTGGCGGGGGCGCACAATGGAGATTGCCAGCGTCGTCGAGCGCGACAACAGGACGGCTCTGGAGATGCTGGCGAGGGAAGTGCAATGATCGAGCAGGGCATCGGGTCGGCGAGGGAACTGGAGGGCGGCGGCACTGCGCTTGAGCGTGCCAACCAGTTCGTTTCCGTCAAGACGGCCGGCGTCCGCGACTTGGTCAAAACCCTCCAGGCTCTCGCCGGCTCGGCGGCGTCGGAGGCTGTGCTGTCGAAGGCCGTGATGAAGGCGAAGAGACCGCTGGAGCAGCACTACGTCGGCCTCGCCAGTCAGCACGAAGCCACCGGCAATCTCGGCCGGTCTGTAACGCACAAGAAGGTGAAGTACCCCGAGGGCATGATCGTCGTCGTCGGCCCCCGCCAGACCGGCCCCGTCGGCTCGACGCGAGACAAGGCTTCAGGCAACCACGCATGGCTCGTCGAGTTCGGCACCGGCCGCCGCAAGCCTGGGTCAAAAGGCCGCCGGGCCTACGTCAACGTACACCAGCGAATCAACGGGAAGATGGCCCGCGCCGGCTCGTTCAACAACACCCAGTTCGAGCAGATGGGGCGAGGGTACTACTTCCTCATGGGCAGCCTGGACGAACGCGCCGGCGCCGGTGGCAAGCCGGGGTATTCCCGCGACTTCTCCGACTCCTACGGCACCCGCGAGCAGCACCCGATCACGCTCAAGCCAGGCGACACCATCGCCCCCATGAAGCCTCTTGGCCTCATGGAGAAGACGATCAACGCCACCGACCGCCAGGTTTTCGAGATTCTCAAGGCTTCGCTTGAGGCGGGCATCACAGCGGCCGGAGGCTGACCATGATCATCAAGCCCGAAGACTACGTCTACTACCGGCTGACCTCGACGCCCGGCGTGGCCCGACTCGTCGGGTTCAAGGTTTATCCGATCGCCGTGCCGAAGTCAGCCGGCTTTCCGTTCATTGTCTACAAGCGGCAGAACATCATCCGCGAGTCGAGCCTGACCGGGCCGATGTTCATGCCGCTCCTGTCGATCCAGGTGGCCTCCTGGGCGCTCACCCACGACGCCGCCAGGGAGTTGGGGGACGAGGTCCGGCTTGCTCTGGATGGCAACACCGGCACCGCGATGGGGGTTACAATCCAAGATATGAGGCTCGTCAGCGAAACTGACGACTTCTTGGACCCGACGGCGATGGGAGCACAACTCCCCCCGGCCTACGAGGTCCGGCAACTGTATCAGATTCGGTGGCAAGAGGCCGCTTCGTAACCCTACAGGTCACGACACTGGCGCAAGGAGGCGCAACAAATGGCTGGTATTTCCGCACAGGGAATGTCGTTCTCGTTCGGTGGGTCGAACCTCACTGTGACGAGCGTCCAGGTCAATGACACCCAAGACCTCATCGACGGCAGCCACCTCGGCATCGCCCCGAACGGCCGACGCGAGTACGTCGGCGGTTTCGCCACCGACCGCGAGGTGCAGGTCGATTACATCTCGACGAACATCCTCACGGCCGGCGCCTCCGGCTCCCTGTCGATCTCCGGCCCGATCTCGTTCAGCGGCAACGCGACCATCGCGTCGTCTTCGATCGGCGGCTCTGTCGGCGCCCTCATCTCTGGGAGTGCGACGTTCCGAGTCGCGTAAGCGATGGCGGGATTCGCAGCCCAAGGGGCAACCTTCACGTTCGACGCAGGCGCTGCGGGGCGCTTCGGCGCCGCCGTTACGTCCTTGTCTGTCTCGTCTCCTGAAGCGGAGGTCGTGGACATGACAGGCGTAGATGACGCGCAGGGCCAGCGGATCATGGTCCCGACCGGCGACTGGTCCGGCGGCAGCGTCGAGGTCGAGTACATCGCGACGCCAAGCGGCGTAGCGCCGGAGGCGTTTGTACGGCGAGTCGGACTTGTGACGTTCGCCTCGCCAAACATGACGGTGTCTAGGCGAGCGGTTCTCATCGCTGCCGACAGGCGTGCCAGCGTCGGCGACTTGGTCAGGGGGTCGCTGCGTTTCATGTTAACCGACTATGTGGAGCAGCAGCCATGACAGTTGCATCGGCACTTCCGCAGCGGTTTGACATTCAAGTCGTCGATGGGGATGCGTTTTCGTTTGACGCTGTGATTGGGCAGAACGTAACTGGTCAAAGCCTCATGGCGACTCTTGTGACTTACGACAGACAACAGGTTGGGATTACGGAGAATCAGCCTGTTTTTAGATATGTGCCAGTTCCTCGCAGCCTGTCGTTTACCGTCACTAACGCCGCCACTGGCGCTGTAACAGTAACGCTGTCGCCTACTGACACGGACGCTGCTGGATCCAGGAGCGAAGGATTAACTGGATGCCTTCCGCACTGGGTTCTGAAAAGCGGCACGAGGACGTACCTCGCAGGGACTGTTGAGGCAGTCGGCATTAGCGGCTGCTCGATCGGCCAATCCACAAGCAATTCATCTGGCGGCGTGTTTCTGTAGTTATCAAGGAGTCCCTGTTTTATGGCTTTGAGCAAGGCAAAGATTCTCGCGGCGAGGGACGTCAAACTCTCCGACCCGGTCCCGGTCCCCGAGTGGGGCGGCGAAGTTCACATCAAGACGCTCTCCGGCACCGAACGCGATGCGTTCGAGGAAGCCTACGCCGAGCAGAAGATGAAGTCGTTCCGCGTTCGCTTCCTGGTGTTGACGCTGGCCGACGAGGCCGGCGAGCGGCTGTTCGCCGACGCCGACATTCCGGCGCTGTCGGGCAAGAGCAGCATCGTCATCAACCGGCTGTTCGAGAAGGCGTGGAGTCACAACGCCTTCACGAATGAGGCGGTGGAGGCGCTGGGAAACGATTCACCGACCGCCCCGAGCGAAAGTTCTACTTCGACC